AGCGTCTTCAAGAATTTCAAGTTTTTTCGTGCGGATATGGCCAAGTCTTGCGGCGTTTAAAAGTGTTGATCCAGACGCCTTAGTTTCTATAAGGTCATCAATGTCATCAAGCATTTGCTTTATCCTAGGATCAAATGCTTTAACGCCACCATCACCTTCTGCATAAACTGAGCGAATACGTTGCCGCATATTGTCTAGGTTCGTGAGCGATGTTGGCGCATCAGTGTACTCATCCATTACATCAAGCGCTCGTTTTATGTGGCCTTCTCCACGCAATTTTCCCTGCGGAGTAATATCTAGCTTTGCCCCAGAAACACCTTGATATAGCTTTTGTCTAGTATTTTCAGCCAGCCCAATCATATCATCTGAGGAGAAAACGTCCCCCGCCTTATCTGCTTCACGATATGCTGTGTTTTTAAAGGCCATCTGTGTTTCTTTGGAGGGCTTTGCAATTGCGCGAGATAACGTTGCGTCAACTGCGTTATTACCAGTTTTGACCTCATTATATATTTGGCTCGGCTTTACCCAAGCGTCATATGGTTTAGCGGCAAGGTTAAATGATCTTGCCGCAACAGTGGGGGCCGCAATTGCGCCAGCAATTCTTGCGATTGGCTCAAGCTCAGTCCCTTCTGTTGCCTGACCAGCGGCTTCACTGCCAAGACCAGACACGGCGGCAGCGGCTTGCGCTTCTTTTGTTAGGCCAGTCTTAGCAATGCGCTCACCGAGCTTTTTTGCGCCAACCTTAGCTAAGCCCTTTCCTGCCGCGCCAACCACGCCAGCGCCACTCATAAACTCGCCAATAGTTCCAGCATATTCTGCGGCTGTACTCTCACCCTGACGATAAAGACCTTGCGGATCAGCACCAAATACGCCAGCAATACCTTTATATGCAGCGTCAAGGCCGCGACCAGTTTTAGTATCTAGGATTGGTCTAACTTGCTCTGCGCCTGTAGCTAGATCATATCCAGCACCAACCGCACGCGTAGCCATCTCTGGCAACTCAAGCGTACCCTTAATACCGCGCAAAGCCCCAGCAGATGCAGTGCCAATTACATCCCCGATTTGCTCGCCAAGCGTATCGACCTCGCCTTGCCCAACAATGTTTTCATAAAGAGCCTGACCAACTGTCTGCCCTTCCTTGCGAAAGGTTAGCTTATCGCCGCTGGGCGCTGAACCCTTTATTCGCTGTGCAGCCTGAACAAGCTGACGCGCAGCAGCCTCATCACCTGCTGCGTCTGCATTTCTTGCGGCATTCATGTATTCTTCATAAGTCGCCATATTAGCCACCATACTTTTTCAGCAAATCTTCATCCGTTGCGCCTTTAGATTGACCTACTGCCTGTGTCCCAGAAAGCCTTGGTGAGTACCCAGCTGCCGCCATTGCTTCAGGCGGATACGCATCAAACTTACGAATAATGCCCTCATAGACTGTCTCAACCTGAGATAGTGTATCCAAGAACTGCTTTTCAGATTGAGCTTGATCCAAGCTACCAAGTGTTGATTTAAGAAGGTCAAGTTCTCTCTCAGTAACTTGCCCAAGTGCGCCACCAGTAGGGCTAGCATCTCGCATCTGCTGCAAGCGTTCAAACCCAATGCTAGCCTCTATCGGTTTTAATAGAACATTAACGTCAAGGGCAGCAGTGCTTCCGACCCTTCTTAGCGCCTGACCTACTATACCAGTGGTTGGCAAGATGCTATTTTCAATTACGCTTCTGATCTTATCAATATTGCCAAGAACAACTCCGCCCGACACCATTGTCTGATTTTTGACTGCTTCTTCTGTTTTCGATACTTTCTCAGTATCCTTAAACAGCTTAGTGTTCTTAATTGGTAGCGCTATTGGTATGCCCCTATCGTCAAGAACAACCTTGCCTTCAGCATCCCGCTGCCAAGCAGTGTCTGTGGGTGGCTTGCCATAGTCAATTCCAGTTGGCCCTACGTTTATGGTGGGCGCTGTTTTTGTTTGGCTTAATGCCATCTCCAGAGCCTCTTTTTCATTCTTAGCAATGCCTCTTGCGAGTAAATCCTTTGCAAGCGCTTGATATTGGTATGTTTTTTCCTTCGGCTTGGTTAGGGCCAAATTAATAGCACTCGCTGGATCAACAGCACCAGTCATAACTGCATTGGCCAAATCCTCGCGGCTTTGGCTTTTCAGCCACTCAACAGTCTTATTGGCCTGACCTTGCAGTTTCGCCTCAGCCTTACGTTCTTGCATACTTGCAGCACGCTGCTGGACAAGTGGCTGCAAGCGCGCATCGCCTGTGCCTGCCATAACAGCCATCGCAAGTTTATCTGCAAAGTCTTGGCCCATGCCAATGCGCTGGCCTAGCCCCTGCCCACCAAGTAGGCCACCAAGCAAGCCCTGCGGCTTTTCTTCTTGCATCATCTGTGCTGGTTGTTGGGCCATAGCTGCACCACCTTTTCCGTAACCTTCCCAAGCGCCAGTGCCTTGGGTTTTCAGTATCCACTGACCAATTTTATCTTGCGTTTCTTTATCAAACTTTTGATTAGGGTCAATTCCCAGCGCATCAACCGCAGCGCGTAATGTTTTCCCGACAACCTGATATGCACCAACTGGCGTGGCTACACGGCCAATCTGGCCCTTAACCCACTGACCATATGTGCCGCTTGGGTCTGTAAAATTTACAACATCACCAACTGGCATCTGAGACACCTTAACATTGCTGAATGCGGAGTCTGGTCTATTTTGGTATCCGTATAGAGCGTCGTAATCGCCGCCACTCTCTCCGCCGAATATGTTTTGTTGATGCTGTTGCCAAGTTAATGCCATGTCACACCATTAAAGCAGCATCAGCAAGGATGCTGGGTTGAAAGGTTGGCTTTTCGTTGTTGTCGTGCCGTAAGGCGTGCTGCCAAGGATTTGAGACAATGCCCCAAGACCAGCAAGAGGTGCGCCTGTGGTTTGACCGTATTGCATCTTGGATGCGTCGATCAGAGCCTGCTGAATGCCGCGCTGAAGCTGACCTTGACCAGCGATAGCCTGCTGAGTTGCTTGGCCCATTCCAAACGCTTGCTGACCAATTCCGCCAAGCCCTGCCGCGCCTGTAGATTGAACCCCAGCCCCCGCCAAAGCAGCTTGCTGGTTTGCAAGGTTCGCTTGTTGCTGCATCTGAGCATTCTGCATAGCAAGCTGCTGCGCATTCGCGAACCCCTGCTGTCGCTGCTGCGCAGCAATATCGCCAGCCATGCGACCATACTCACCAGCCATTGTGCCTTGAGCAACTCCGTGACGTGAACCGCCAAATGCGCCAGCCGCTGTCGCCTGAGCGCCCAACTGGTTTTGAGACATTTGCTGTTGACGCATAATGTCTTGCTGTGTGTTACTGATCACATTCTGCGTGTATGGGTTCATGTATGGCGTCATGTTTGTTTGAGCCAGATTTGGACCTTGCACGGTTGGCGCTTGAAAATTAGCTAGGTTGCCATATGTCTGCCCAGCCTGCTGAGTTGCCTGAGCCGCGCCTTGAAACACGTTTTGCGTTGGCTGATTTGGTGAAGTACCCATTACACTACTCCTAATGAGTCAAGTATGCTGTTGCCCACTGACCTTAGGCCAGAGAATAAACCGCCAGATTGACCACTGGATGATCCCAGATTGATTGGGCGCGCCTGTGGCCTAGTTCTAATTGTCGTGCCGCCGTCAACTGACGTGTACGATGGGCGGGGGAAATTATAGATCGAACTAGAATCACCGCCGCCGCTAGGGACTTGAGGCATTGGGGTTACTGGTACCTGCGGCTGGCCAATTGGAGTAAAGCCTTCATTAAGTGAACCAGTGATCGGGTCAAACTGAGTTAGGTTTGAAAAGTATTCATACTGGTCAGGGCGAGTTTCGCGTAGTCGCTCAAGTGCAGATTTCATTGCTGGGTAAGAGCTATATCCAGTCACCCCACCTTGAGTAACCGTCGGCATACCTGACATATCCAGTGCGGCTGGAGCCATAAGGCCAAATGCAGATGCCATTGATCCAACATTCTGCGAGGCGGCTTGCTCATATGGGTTAATCGCAGCAACATCTGGACCCATGTATGGGGTGTAGCCCATATCTTGAATTTTGCCAGCTTGCGCAAGCGCAGCCTTACCAGCTTCCTCAATGTATGCTGGGACTTTTGTTTCCTGTTGAGAGGATGACCCCATCTTAAATCTCCAAGTGCATTGTTACGGAGTGGGCCTTCCAGCCAGCTTTCTCCAAAGGTTTCTGCCATCCAAATCTTCCGCTAAAAGAAGCAAACGAACAGCCTTGCAATTTAGCCCATTCTTTCACATTTTCAGTCATTTGTAAAATTTGATCCAATTCTCCGCCTGCGAGAAAGATGTTTATGGCATTTGTATTAGGGTATACCACAATTTCAGTGACTAAACACCCCTTTGGGGCGGGCCAAAGTTGCATATGCCCTGACTTTATTTTCTCGCAGACCTCTGCCCAAGTGTTAATTCCACCTGAACGCTTTAGCGCCGCTTCAATCCAATCCCTGCAACGTTCTAACTCACTCACGCCCTAATCCTCGTTACTGACAGTGATGTGCTTGGCGCTGCGGGAGCATAACCCGTTGCAGCCGCCGCTTGCAAGTAGCCTGACGTTGACGTCGTTGCCCACATAACCTCAAGGTAATCGCCAGCGTTTACTTGGAATATGGCAGAGCGCGACACAACAAACGTGGCATCGTTTTGGTGCAGGTTTGCTACGATTGTGCTGCCAGCAACGTCAGAGCCGTTGATGCGTGGCCAAAACCGAAATGTCACTGTGCTGCTTGACGTTGACGTAACCTGCGCCGAAAACGCCAGCAAGTAAGTGCCGCCCTCATTGAACACGATGCGACTTGCAGGCGACCCCTGCGAGACACCGCTAGACATTGGAGGCGCGTCATACGTTATTGCGTATGCTGTGTTCGCCGATGCTGCGTTTATGTTGTTATTCTGGCCAAAAAATGCATAGCCATCCGCAAGCACAATCTGGCGGAACGTGCCGTCTTTAGATACGACAGGGTAGCCTCCTGTTTCATCCCACAGCATAACGCCGTTTTCAGACGGGTTGTCGTCACTTGCCTTAAAGAACAGCTTGGTTAGGTTGCGCTGCAAATACGCATTAAGCTGCCTACCCCACTGGCGCAGGTCTGGGCCGATTGGGGGTAGTACGGGAGCCGTCATCTGCGGCCACCCGCTTTAGCTTCAATCCGCATATTACCCACGCGCCATGCGGCTGGGCTTACCCCATCGACACGCATCCTGACCTGCCGACCTGTGAAGCGTACAGACGTTGGGTTTGACGGTGAGTATGGCCCATATGTACGCTCAGTGTCATTGGGGTGGAACCGTGTTTTGAACGTGACGCCTACATCACCTTGCGTTAATTCGTCTGGGATTAAGTCGGTGACACGCATAACTTGATCGCCTGCGCCGATGGAAATTGGGCCAGTCTCCGCAAAAATGTTATAACTATCCACGTTAAATCCGATTTCGTGATCGTAAATATTGGCGCCAATGGACGCCATCAGCGGATACTTAAACACACCACGCTGCACGCCTGATGTGCGAGACAATTCACCGATAATCCAGTGGCCCTCTTTGTAGTCGAATGCAACGTATCTGTCGATTTCCAAGCTGGCCGCGGATGGGTAGAACCACCAAATCTCGCCAAACTGGCCGTTTGCAAACGACCACACCTTTGAAATTTGCGCTGGGTTAATGTCGCCAAATACATAGTCATGCACATCGCACGGGATTTCTGACACGCTGTTGCCGTCAAAACGGAAGAACCCGCGCTGGCCCATCCAGAATACGCCGATGTCAACGTCTGATGCTGACTTGCGAGAAATGGCCCCGCAGGACGTGCCAACGCGCTCAAAGCCGTACACATAGGGCGGGCCAAGGTATCGCGCTGTGTGAGCGTCCACGTCGGTGATTATAAGCGTTTGGCCGCGAGTACGAATACCCTGCATGATCTGGCCAGATGTCTGCAACTCAATGTCGCCAGCCTCGTTTGTTGATAACGGCGACCACGTTGTGTTGTCCTCACGGTCTGACCACTGCACCTTACGCGGGTTTCCGCCAGCGCCAAGCGCAAACAGGAAGCGCTCCTCAGTCACAATTAGGCCGCTGTTGTTGACTGGCGCATTGGCGATTGGCGCTGCGTCTGCTGCTGTGTTTAGCTGCCATTCAAGTAAGCGCCCATCGTTTGGCGAACACGCAACAAGGTATTCACCCCAGTTATCCAGTGACCACGTTGTGGCCTCTGAGTAGTTGCCATAGTTCGGGCGAGGCTGGCCAAAAAAACCAGTTCCAAAGAACGAATTACCAAAACCAGTCAAAACCTGCGCATCCACAAGGCCAGTTGTTAGGGTTGCTGGGGTGATGTCATATGTGATGCCAGATGCTGTTGATACGATCAGTTCGGACGCAGAGCCGCCAGCAATCCATGCTGTGCTGCCCAAATCTTCCCAAGTGTGCATTCCGCGAATTGGGTCAGTGCTGAATGATGTAATTCGCTCCTCCCATCCGCCAATCGGGCGCAATGATCCGTCACGCCAGCGAACTAACGACCCGTCACGCCAGCGGCCAGACTGTTCAAGGTCTGTGCCGTTGCGGTAGAAGCCTGCGGGGATGTCAAGTGGGATCAGCGGCATTTCTTAATAACCCACAGCAAACCAATACACGGTATATGAGTAGTCAATACCTATCTTTATTCTGAATGACGTGGTTGTCAGGCTGCTGACAAACGCAAAATCTGATTTGTTGCCAGCGGCAGCAGTTGATTGATTGATAGTGGTCTGCACATTAAAGCAACTAGAGCTAAACGCTGATGGAAAATTAACCGTTACTAAAGAGTTTGCGGGAACATAAACCTGCCCCCATTGGAGCTTAATGCCGTTTGGAAGAGTTACATAACCGTTTGTCCCAGCAGACGCTGAAAATCCAGACGAAATACTGGCGGTACTAATACCTGTAATGTGGCCATAAGTGTCTACAGAAATGTCTTGGATAAAGTTACCACCAGAGTTGTTCACAGATGCCTGAGACGATGTGGCTGCATGGCTAATAGTTCTGTTAGCACTCAGACTTCCACCACCCGTTAAACCACCACCTGCACTAATCGTAATGCCTGTAGCTGCCTTACCGTTCAACTGTGTCTGGATGTTGCTGGTGACACCATCAACATAGTTTAGCTCAGTGGTGCTTGCAGTTATGCCGTCTAAGACGTTTAATTCCGCCGAAGTCGCGGTAACGTTACTCAAGTTGCTTAAATTGTTTATATCTGCTGCACTTGCAGTTATGGCAACTCCGCCAACCTGCCACGCTCCAGCAATCAGGTTTGGCTGTATTGAAGTGCTACCACTTAGGATGGCATCAATGCTATCCCAGTTTGCGTTAAGGTCTGCGCCCCAAGTGTTCTGGGAGCCACCAACCGTCGGCTTGTTAAAGTTGTAATTGGTTGTCGTCGCCATATCAAAATCCTTGTGTTACTGGCAATATAGCAGTTATCTAGTCGTCCGTCCATGTGTCGCTTGCAGACGGGTCATCGACCCATATTCCGCTTGCCGTGCTGTCGTTTACCCACACGTCGGATGAAGCTGGATCGTC